CGACCATGGCCGCCACGGTGTCGCCGTTGGGGTAGTCCTGGGTGCCGTTGCCCAGCTTTACCTGTTCCAGCTTGAGCCACGTCGCTTTGTTGCCACGCGGCGCCATGTTGGCCTTGGCGTTGTCCAGCCGCACGTACTGCCAGCGGTCTTCTGGCGCGATGGCAAGGTCCTTGCCGTCATCCTCGCCCATCGGCGACATGATGAGACCGACGCGGGCGCTGTCCGTCAGGCCCTTGGCGCCGCGCGCCGCGTCGATGTCCGACACCGCGCCCTTGCGCACATGATGGATCAGGAAAATGGCGCAGTTCGTGGCGCGGGCAACGCGTCGCCACGCCGCCGCCGCCTTGACCATCTGAGGGTTGCTGTTCTCTTCGAGGCTGTGGGACTCGGCGAATGGGTCAACCACGAGCACGCCGATCTCGTGCATCTTGATCTGCTCGATCAGCGCGACCTCGTCGGGGTGGATGATGCTGAAGCCGTCCTCCGAGATTGCCGCCATGGTGACCGGGCGGTCCTCGCCCGAGTGCATGAAGAGCCCACCAGCGACATCGGTCTCGTCGACGTTGTGCTGCAGCAGGATCGCGGCGAGGCGGCGGTCCAGCTCGTCGAGCGGGTCCTCCAGGTTGAGCACTGCTGCGTTGGTACAGGCGAACACGTGGTCTCGTAATAGGCCGCGGCCCAGCACGCAGGAAACCGCGACGGTCATGGCGTAGATGGACTTGCCGGTGCCACCGGGCGCCACCAGCACCGTGACGAACCCGCGGAGGAGCTGCGTGCCATAGAGCCACTGCCGCGGCGGGATCGTATGCGGGTCGGGCAACCGTGCCGGACGCAATACGAGCGGGGGCGTGTCCTGGTCGTGCACCACCGAAAGTCGGGGCTTGCTGCCCCAGATCGGATCAGCGGACTGCATGGCGCCTGCGCCTCATTGTCTGCGCTGCGACCCGGCGGCACTCCTCGATGAGCGCGTCGCTGGGCACGAGCCAGCCGCCGAACCGCTCGTGCACCGCCTCGGCTGCGGAAAGGATCTGCTCACCCGGTTCCCGGCTGGCGCAAAGCGGCCAGATCCGGCGCCGTAGGGTATCGTGGAAACGCCGTGCGACATCGTTGCCCTCGCACCAGATCGCGGCGCCGGCCTGGCGCGCTGAGGTGTCCGGCAGGTCGACCTGCGCACCGAGGCGGACCGCCGCACCGACAACTTCATCGGCGCCGTCCGGCCACTCCACGCCGAACAGCGCGCAGGTGGCACACATCACGGCGTAGCCGAGCAACTGCTCGCGCAGCCAGCGGGTACGGCGCGGCGATTCGAGCCGGGTGACGGCGTCGTACTCGCGCTGGCGCCGTGCCTGCTCGTCGCGGCGAAGCTTCGAGCGGATCGGCCAATCATGCGCGAGTGCCAGCACGCCGGCGAGTGGCGGCGGGTCGGGGTAGCCGTGCAGCATCATGTCGGCGGGGTCCTTGGGCCACGCCGCAACACGGGCGGCCTGCTCCGGGCGGCGCCGGTAAACCACTGCGACCACGGCCGGGGCGTAGGCATCAGCGGTCTCGAGAGGCAGGGCGGATACCAGATCCAGCCAGGCCGCGCGGCCCCCGCCCTGGCCCATGCACAGCAGCTCGGCTGCCTCCTCGATCATGTCAGCCGGGAGTTCGGGGACGATCATGCTGCACGCACCAGTCGCCGGGCATCGTCGTCGGAGCCCAGCACCGCCGAGAGACCGCCGGCGGCCGCGACCGCGGCCAGGAACTCGCGCTGTCCCATCTCGAAGCGACCGCCGCGCGGCTTGACCTCGCCGGCGGTGAACAGCCCCACGAGATGTCCGACCATGTCCGGGGTAACCACGACGCTCGTCCAGCCGATCAGGTCGGACGCTCCTTGCAAGAGTCCGCATTCCTGCCGGCGCGGATGCAACAGCGTGACGGTATCCTCCGTGGAGGCGATCACCTTGCCGGCCCAGAACAGGCCGCGGTTGTTGCGGAACAACCGGGCGTGCGGTACCCGGCCGATGGCGAGGCGGATGTGGGCCTGCAGCTCGGACTCGCTCAATTCTGCCCCTCCGCCGTGAAGATCTGACGCATCCCCGCAGCGGTAACGTCGATCTCCGCCGTGACCTGGTAGCCTTCCGGGGCGGCGGCCAGCCAACGACGGAACGCCGCCACCATTGCGCGCCGGGCCGCGCAGAACTCGTCGTACGGACTGCTGCGGGGCACCTCTCGTATCGGAAGCGGTATTAGGTTGCTGGCGCTCATGCCGCTTCTCCAGCGAATCGCAACGGGGCCTGTCGCCGCTGCCACTTCTTCGGGACGGCCTTGATCTCTTCCCAGACCCTGGGATGCTGGCCTTTGAAGTCGGGCAGCCGAGGTCCGGCGATGAAGCCACGGCCGGCCGGATCCGGTACCAGCCAGCGGGAGCCATCGATCCAGCGGCGGATATCGACGTCCACGGCGCGGAAATCGTCGCGGGTCAGGTAGCCGGTTTCGCCAAGCAGAATCGCCAGCCGCAGCGCCCGGATCTTCCAGTTCGTAAGCTGGATCGGCGCCGATGCCCCGGCGACGACATCCGGCACGTACTCCGGCAGCGGGCACCGCCGCGCCGGCATCATCTCGTGCCAGTCACCGTCCTGGTAGTAGAGGGCATCCGGAACCGGCAGCGACGGCGAGAACGCGGGGCCACGGACGTACTTCGGATAGGGAACTATATACATGACTCCCTTTTCCACTCATTTTGCAGCCGCGAACAACGGCGCATCGGTTCCAGAGACATGAGCAACCCGGCGCTCAATTCGTTGGCGTCGATGGTGCCAATCATCGGCTTGCGGGCCAATACAATCGGCTCATGCGCCGGTTTCAGCGAAGCGCGCGACTTCGGAAATCCAGTTTTGTAAATCCACTGAATTTGATCGCGTATCTCGAAGCCCGCGTCCTCAACAGCGCAAGCAAGCCGATGGTAGGTGCGCGAGCCACCGAAGGCGACGAAGTGCCCGCCGGGTTTGAGAACGCGGAGACATTCTCGCGACCACGCCTCGCACCACTCCTGAAAGAGGTTCCCGTGCAGGACCGGATCGTTGATGTGGACCCCGAGCAACGCGCGGGCGCGTTCGAGATAGCCGCCCGGGTAGGCACCGAACAGCTTCGCGCCTTCTCGCAGACGCGGGCGCGCCAGGATCCATTCATCGGAGATCGGTCGGTATGTCATGCCGCTTTGTCCGGCTCCGCCGTCTTCGCGGGCGCCAGACCGCTCGGGCTTGAGCCAGGTCCAAACGGCTCGACCAGCACGAACTCGGGTAGCCGCCACTTCCGGCGATGCTGGTTCAGCCCTTCCATGTCGCCATTGAAGCGCGGCAGGCCAATCTTCCGCGCCAGCGCTGTGGCCTGGTTCCAGCCGATCTCGATGCGGCCGTACGGCCGCGGAAGCGGCAGCACAACCGGCGCCGGGGAAGGTGCCGCCGTGATCTCAGGTGCCGGGGAAACCGGCTTCGTCCCCGAAGTGATCGGCGGGGGTTCGGCGGCCCTTGGTGCTGCCGCGTTCGGCTGTGGTTCCGGGATCGCAGCCTTCTGGTCCGACGCCAGGACGGGCGACTTCCGCGGATCCGGCACACAGCCCGGGCGCCGCTTGAAGTGGCACTTCTTGATGACGACCCACACCGCCTTCGAGGTTTCGATATGGGGGCCGGGCAGCTTGTTGACCTCCGGCAGGATGGCGTCTTCCCAGAGACCGTCGCCCCACTTCTGCTCCACCAGTGCGACACGCTCGGGAGTCCATTTTACCGGAGGTCCGGGGCTCTTCTGGGTTGCCGGACGCACGACGACCTGCATCGCGGCCCCGAGGACGTTCGGAACTTTCGGCACTGGCGCTGGCGGAGGCGCCATCTCATCGTGCTGTTCTGGTGCGTCGGGTGGCGTCGGCGGAGCGACCTTGTCGGGCGTGGTGAGATCAGCCGCCGCGATCTTCGCGACAGCAGCATCGGCCACGGTGACCACGCCATGCGCCGGGTCTGGCGCTGGGAGGCGCGTCAGGAAGCGCTCGACCAGCTCCTGCAGATCAGGGTCGAGCCCAACCGTGATGTGGTTCGGAACGCCGGTGATGGCAATCTCGATCATGCCGCTCTCCGCTGCAGTCGCCGCTGCCACTGCATCCACGCCCAGCCGGGCTTGTAGCCGAGCTGATGCGCAAGATTGTGCATGTCGTGCAGCGAGTGCGCCTCGGCCAGCAGCGCGTCGAGGCTGGTGCGCTTGAGCTGCACGTCTTCCGGGCGCAGCTCGGCCAACTCGCCGGCGCGGCGCTCGACTTCGCGGGGGCTGCTGGCCGCCGCGGTAAACTCATGTCCGCAGCACGGACAACGATGCTGCGGAGGAAAGACGGCGTAACAGGCGGGGCACTGCCGGATCGCCGGCACGGCGCGGCGATGCCTGCGGCCTTCCAGCGACCATTGCCGTGGCGTCTCCGCGAACCCATGCGCGGCGGTGTTGTTGGCGTGGTCCAGCACCACCAGGTGCGTCTTGTCCGGCATCGGGCGGAGGCCGCGGCCGATCTGCTGCAGATGCAGCGACAGGCTCTGGGTCGGCCGCAACAGGGTGACACAGCCAACCGCGGGGACATCGAGTCCCTCGGAAATCAGATCGGCCGCGCACACCACCTGCACGCTGCCGTGGGCCAGGCCGCCGAGTGCGGCATCGCGCTCGGCCGGCCGCATCTCGCCGTGCGCCGCCACCGCACGCCAGCCGGCGGCGCGGAATGCCTCGGCGACGTCCTTGGCGTGCTGCACCGAGACGCAGAACGCAATGCACGGCAGGCCCGGCGCATGCCGGGCGTAGTGCAGCACCGCATCGCCGGTGATGGCTGCCTTGTCCATCGCCGCGGCGAGCTGGCGGGCATCGTAGTCGCCAGCAATGGTGCGCACTGCGGACAGGTCCGGTCCCGTGACCGGCGCCCAGACGCGCGTCGGCGTCAGATAGCCCGCCGCGACCAGCTCGGCGACCTGCGGGCCCATCACCAGGCGATCGAAAACGCCGCCGGCGGCGATACCGAGGCCGCGGGCGTCGAGGCGTTCCGGCGTCGCCGTGACGCCGAGCAGCTTGGCCTGCGGCTGCGACTTGATGATGGCGAGGTATTGGCCGGCGACGGAATGGTGCGCCTCGTCGATGACGATCAACGCGAATCGCGGCAGCCGCGCAAGACGGCGCGCCACCGTCTGCACCGAGCCGACCTGCACCATATCGTCGGTCTCGGGATAACCCGGGGCGATGATGCCGTGCGGCACGCCGGCGTCGCGCAGCTTGTTGCTGGCCTGGCGGATCAGCTCGGCGCGGTGCGCCAGGATCAGCACCCGGTTGCCCTTGCCGTAGGCGCCGAGCGCCACGGCGGAGAAAACCACGGTCTTGCCCGAACCCGTGGCAGCACACAGCAGGGGCGCGGCGGCCCCTGTCATGTACGCCTGCCGGAGGCTTTGGACTGCGGCCTCCTGATACGGGCGCAGGCGGACCATCAGATCGGCGCCTCGTTCATTGGCGACGTGTCGCCCAGCGGCATCTCGGGCTGGTCCGGCGTGATCGGCGCCGGCTTGCGCTCGCCCTCGTACTCCTCGGGGTCGGCCACCACGATCAGCACGCGCGCCCCCTGGCAGTCGATCAGCTCGTGTCGCCGCTCCTCGAACTTCGACATCGTCAGGGCGGCCTTGATGCCGTCCTTGACCGTGATGCTTTCGAGAGTGGCGGGAATCGTGCGTCGGCCGTTGGCAGCGAGACGGGAGCAACGAAGGATGGAGGTCGGTGCACAGACTTTGGCGACGGTAGACAACGGCAGGCGCCCGGTGCTGGGGAGCATGGACGGGCGCCGGCACGCGCGGTGGGATGATGCAGTCGCGGCAACAGGCGCTGCGGCTACACGATCGTACCGAGGGGTTGGTCCCGACGCGGCCACACGCACCGCGCCGGGCGCCGAGGGTCGCAGCAGCAGCAGCGCGGGAGAGGTGAGGAAGCCCGCGTGGTTGCCGTTCGTGTGCCTCGGGTGGCAATGGGAAAGTGCGGCCGGCCCTGCGACCGGCCGCGAGTTGGGGGAGGAGACGCCAGCGTGGCGAATGACCGCGGCCACGCACGCGGAAACGACGCCAGCGGGACGCCCGGCGTTACCGGGTAGCGGCCCCCCGCTGACGCGCGTCACACACCGGGCCGCATCGCATGGAGTAGCACCAGTCGGCCGGAGTCTGTGTGTGGCGAAGGGGAACATGGTGCGACGCTGCTAGCCCCCGAACAGCCACGCCAGGGCAAGCACCGCGGCCCCGATGCAGGCGACGTCGGCCAGCAGAATGGCGGGGATCAGTCCCACGTCACCCACCGCAAGGCGCCGACGGCGCAGAGCCATGGCACCAGCATGAGGGCAGTGATCACCGCTGCACCCAGCCCTGGTCGTCCGCGCGTCGCCGGGTCTCGGCCACGCGACGCTCCCGCTGCCGCTCACATGCGACGCAGAACCCGCAATACGAGACGATGATGAGGACGACGATGATACCCGCGGTCATGTCACACCTCGCTTCGCCAGCTCTTCATCGACGCGCGACACGCACGCCTCGACCAGCAGCTCGCGCGCCGACACGCCCAGCACACGCTCGATGGCGATGGCCTGCTCGACGGAAACGAATCGGCGGCCATGGATGAGGTAGGAGAGCTGCGACGCGTTGATTCCCAATTCGCGCGCCAGTGCGGCAACACCGTGCCGCGCCTGGGCGGCGTCCTGCAGCAGGGCGGCCAGACGTGCATGCAGCGGCGGCATCAGGCGGCCTCACGCGATTCGGTGGCGGGCGCATCCCACAGATCCGGACGCAGCTCGTGACGCGGGATGCCGCTGGCGCAGGCCACTGCGGCAACGCGCTTGGGTGGGATGTCTTCCCAGGAATAGAGCGACTCCATCCTGATCCCCAACTCCCTCGCGAGGGCCGTGGGACCGCCGGCTGCCGCGATCGCCCGCTTTACGATCTCACTTTGCATGCCTTGGACACTAAGCGATGCCTAGCGGAATATCAATAGGCAAACGCTAGGTGCGACTCCGGTACGCAAAAAGGACAATCTCGCTAGGCTGTGCCTATTGACGTTTCGCTAGGCGTCGCTTAGTGTCCCCTCGCTCCCGCGACGAGGAGACCCCCGATGTCACGTCCCGATCTCACCCTCCAGGCCGCTCTCCGCATCGCCCATTCGGCCGGCACAGACGCCGCGAACCGTTCCGCGCGTCGCGGCGGGCGCAGCGCTTGGTCGGACACCGATCGCGATGCGGCGCAACGGGCCACGGAGACGGCGCTGCGCGGGTTGGGGTTCGGCCAGTTCGTGACATCAGAGGTCGCCTGAGATGCTCACCGGCCTCTGCACCGCTCTTGAAGCCCAGCCGGCCCCGCCGCTGGTGGTGATCCCGCGGCCTTATCCTGAGTTCGCCGGCGACCTCGACCCGGCGAAGTTGCCGGCCACGGGGCTTCCGCGGAGCGACACCTACCAGTCGCTCGCCGCGCGCCGGGTCCGCGAGACCCGGCAATGGGTCCGCGACGCGATCTACGAAGGCCGGCACTACGAGGCCAGCGAAGAGGTCCGGCTCGCGCTACGGGCGCTCCGGTACTGGCAGCGCCGCCTCGTGCTGGCCCCCGTGCACGATGCGATGCGAGAGCAGCGGCGCCTGCAGCGTGTCGTCGATCTGGCGCGGCGCGAGACGCCGGCCGCGCTGCTGGCCGCAGAATAGGGGAATTATATAGATGACTCCCTCTAATCATTTCAGAATCGGTCTAGTGGCCGAAGCGTCTGAACTGGTGGAACGATTTCACTACAGCGGCCGTGTGCCTGCCAACTTGCAATGCGTTGGGACTTGGCATGCGGATGGCGGACTGTTCGGAGATCAAGGTCAAGTGATAGCCGCGTGCTTCTTTTCTATCCCGCCGACACGATGGTCCGAAGATGTCTGGGAATTATCGCGTTTGGTGCGCCGGGATGACGCGGCGGTATCGTTGACCGGCCTGATAGCTGCGACCGTGCGTTTCCTGGCCCGTAGGAAGGCCATGGACCTGTTGGTGTCGTTCGCCGATGCCACGCATGGGCACCACGGGGCATCTACCAAGCGGCTTCATGGGCTTATGCGGGGCAGCGTGAACGGCGACAGGACGGCCTGATGATTAACGGAGTTTTCCATCCTTGTCGATCTTGTAACTCTCGTTGGGGAACGAGTTCCCCAACGAAATTAGCCATCCGGTTGCCGGATCACACGATTGAACCGCATTGGGATGACGGCAAGCATCTCTATTGGCGAGCATTGAATAAATCTGGTCGTGCAAAGGCTAAAAGGTTGGGCTTGGAAGCGTTGGCATATCCAAAACCACAATGGGCAGCGTTATGAGGGAGCGAGGGAGTAATGTATATAATTCCCCAGAATAGGGAGATCGTCATGGACACCAACGTCACCGACACCGTTCGGTCGGAAATCACTGACATCATGGTCGGCGCCTGCACGGCCAGCATCTATCGCACCGGCAGCGTCTACCTGCACGGCGGCAGCATTGGCGGCGGTTGCACCATCATCGATCCCGAGCACATGGACGACGCCATCACCGCTCTGACCGCTGCGCGCGATGCCAGCGCCGACCTGAAGCCGTTGCCGGTCGCCATCGCTGAGGCCAGCAAGCTGATCGACCAGGCGAAGAAGCTGCTGCTGCCCGTTGAGCACGATCTCGGTGTCGAAGCCAGCGCCGCCGGCGATGCCGATGAGGATGTCGCCGGCGCCTACGTGGACGCCCAGACCGACATGGCCAGCGCCCTCGGTGAGCTGGGCGGCGTGCTCGACGGGCTGCGGCTGATCTCGTCCGGGATCGCCACCGCACGCCGCTACCGCGCCGAGGCGGCGAAGTCGCGCGCCGCGGCCTGATCCATCCCCGCCAGTCTCAACGCAGGATATCCGCAATGTTCCATGATGAGCCCGTCCCTTCTGACGGCGTGATGACCCGGCAACGCATGCGCGCCGCATCGCGTGCCACTGCCAAGGCCGAGCGCCAGGAGGCCGGGCGCCAGGTTCACCTCGCCCGCCGCAACGCACTGCTGGCACGCCGCCGCGCACGGAACGCCGGCCACAAGGCCGCGGCATGACTCCCGCCCTTCCCGCGCGCCCAATCCACGAGGCACTGGACCGGCTCGCGCGAGGGCTTCGCGCCGCTCCCGTTGCTGCTGCGCGCACCCTGGTGGTCACCGACGAACTGCCGGAGATCGTGGCCGCGATCGCGGATCGCGTGGAACCGGAAGGCCACGCGAGCAGCGCGCAGACTGCGCAGCCCGAGGTCTGCACCGCGGCCGCGGCCCCCTTGAACCCGCGCGTGCTGCGCGCCGACGTGGAGGCGCTGAACGAGGCGGCGCGGATGTGTGACCGCCGCATCGCGCCGTCCGGCGAACGGCTCCGGCTGACGGCGATCCATCTCGACATCGTGGCCGAGCAACTGGAGCAGGTTGAGCGCTGCGCCGCCCTGCTGATCAGCTACCGCGACACCCTGGAGGCACACGGCGTCGTCGGGCTGCCGATCGGGGTGCATGACGCGAAGCTGCTGGCGCAGTCCCTCGCCGTGGTGGCGCGGACCCTGGCACCTCAGGCTCCGGGGACGAGCGAGTTGCCGGCGGGCGTGGCCCGGCTGCCGATGCGCGAGGAAGCGACGCGCTTGCTGTCGGGGCCGGCTCTCGCCAACGCCAAGCTGGCTGGCGACATCACCGAGCGCATCGTCAAGGAGCTGGCCGATCGCTCCGCCACCGATCGCTGCATGATCCTGACCACCGTCGCGACCGGCCTGGCGATGGACGCGCTGTTCCGGCGCCGCGATCAGCGCACCGCCACGGCGATGTTCGAGACACGGATCTCGGGCAACTCGAAGCCGACCCCTCCGAGCTCGCGGTCGAGACGGTGCCGGAGCACGTGAACTGATGCCCACCCCCCGCAAGATCTGGTGCTGCGGCTGCGGCAAGACGGTCTCCGCGCGCCTGACGAATGGTGCCGAAGTCTACTCAGGCCGCGCCGATCTTGCGGAACTGCCGTTCTGGCGCTGCGATGTCTGCCGCAACTTCGTCGGCTGCCACCACAAGACAAACAACCCGACGCGCCCGCTCGGCGTGATCCCGACACCGGAGATCAAGGGTGCCAGGCGGCACATCCACCGCATCCTCGACCCGCTCTGGCAGAGCGGCCGGATGCAGCGCGGAGAAGTCTACGTGCTGATCTCGGAACGCCTCGGCCGGCAGTACCACACTGCCGAGATCCGCAGCATCGAGGAGGCCCGCGAAGTCTACCGCGTCGTGCAGGCGGTCGCGAAGGAGTTCCCGGTCCATGCGTGACAACATGCCGCCGCGCCGTGTGGATCAGCCGGAGCCCGGGCTCTTCCGTTGCCGCCTGGTGCGCCGCGGGCCCTGGGTTCCGGCGGCGATCCGCCACGAAGCCGGCCTGTGGTGGGCCGAACTGAACGGCGAGCGGCTCGAAGCCGCGGCCGATCCCGCGCATGCCCCCAAGGTGTTCGAGATCTGGCTCAGCGGCCACGTCATCGACCGGGCCGAGTACGAGCACATGCAGCGCGTCCGGGGCTTCGCCGAGCGCTATGCGCCGGCACACCCCGGCGCGAAGCCGCGCGAGCCGATCGTGCTGGCGCAGCTACCCCCCGTTTACTGAGGACAGGAGAGAGATGGGAACGCAGGAAACGATTGCCGCGACTGTCACCGAGGCCATCAGCGAAGCCACGGCGACGATCGGCGACAACAGCCGTCATGCCTACATCGACCTCGCGGTCGTGCTGGCACCGGAGTGGTTGAGCGACAACATGGAGGCCGGCTACGGCGACCGCCGGAAGCGCGGCGGCGAACTGATGGCCGCCAACCTGCGCTTCCTTGCCGCCAACCCAGACGGCATCAAGGACGACGAGACGCAAGGCCGCGCTTCGGCCTTCGCGCGGCAGCTCGGCGACGAGATCAAGTCGCTCGATACCGCCCGCATGGAATCGGGCGCCCCGATCCGTCAGGCTACCGGCATCGTCAACAGTTGGTGGGCGGCGCTGATTGATCCGCTGAAGAACGCGCGGGCCGGCGTCATGAGTCACATCGACAAGTACGCCAAGGACCGCGCCGATGCGGCCCGCAAGACGGCCGAGGAAGAGGCCCAACGCAAGCGGGAAGAAGCTGCGAACCTCGCGGCAATGGCCGAGCGCAGCGGTGACGTCGCCACGATGGACCGCGCCATCGAAGCCGAGCAGGCGGCCGAGGACATGCACGCTGCTGCTGCGGCGAGCCCTGCGGCGCTGAGTCGCGTCCGCGGCGACCTCGGTACCACCACCAGCCTGCGGACGCGCTGGAGCTGGGCCGAGGATCCCGCCACTGGCGGCCTGATGGCACTCGTGCGCGCCGTGGCTGCGGGCACGCAGCCCTCGAACCTGCTAGTACCGAACAAGGCCATTCTCGACGCACTCGCCCGCGACAAGAACAGCCGCAGCATCATCCCGGGCATCCGCTGGGTATCCGAACAGAGGGCGGTCGTGCGGTGAAAACGCCATACGGCATCTACCTGCCCGGCAAAGCCGAGCCGGAGCGGCGCGACGTCGACTGGCCGCATGATCCCGGCTACGACCGCATCCGCGATCTCATCAGGCCGCTGCTTGACGGCGGCAAGCTCGAACACGTCACGGTTCTGCACAACGGCAAGCCGGCAGACATGTTCGTCGATGAGGATTTCCAAGACAAGGGACTGCCACGGAACGACGCCGCGACCGCGATCTACCGCGCGTACTCGCTCAAGTGCCAACCCGGCACGGATCCCGAAACGCTTCCAGCAATCGCCGGGCCGGCCATCATCTTTGAGAGGAGAGTTTGGCTTTGACCACCACCTACTTTCACTGCGACGTCACCGGCCCGTGGCTCTGGGAGCTGCCTGCCGATGCGCCGCAACAGCCACACCTGCTGCGTCTCTCTCTGCTCAAGGCGGACAGCGCGGGCGGTGAGGCGACACCCGAGGTGTTGTTCGTCAAGCCCGAGGCGTCCTGGACGCTCGACGGTGAAACGCTGTTCCACGCCGGACTCGATGGCGTCTACGTGACGCAGTATGGCCAGCCGCAGGCCGTGGTGCTGCGCCGGTTCCTGGATTACGCGGCCGTCTCGGAGCGTTTCGTCGCGTACAACGCCGAGTTCCATACGCGCGTGCTGCGCCGGACTGCGGCTGACCTCGGCGTGATCTGGCCAGACATGGAGGTGGAATGTGCGATGCGGCGCTCCACCAACATCGTGCGCGTGCCGAAGATGCAGCCGGGCGGTGGCTTCAAGTGGCCGAAGATGAGCGAGGCGCACCAGTACTTCGCCGGTACCGACATCCCGCACGGTCAGGGGGCTGAGATCGACGGCGCTGAGCTGGTGATGGCCGTCCGGCTGATCGACACCTGCCTCGATTCCGAATTCGCGGAGGTTGAACCCCGATGAGTGGATCAAACGCCTTCGCCCTGGCACCGACGCGCGCCCAGGGCCAGTTTCTTGAAGCGGTCCGCAGCGGTGGTGGCGGTTTCGACCCTGATGTCTGGCACGTCATGGATGCCAGGGACAATGCCCTGATCGCCACCGAGATCCTGCATGGCGCCGGCTCGTCCAAGTTCGTCTATTCCTTCCCGATCAAGGGGCAGAAGGACCCCGTTGCCGGCATCTCCGTCATCGGTGCCCGCCATCTCGCCGCCCACTACGGTGGCCTCAAGCATCGCCTGCTCGGCAGCGTGCAGAAGACGGGCGCACTGCTGACCTTCACCAGCTATCCGGCGCCCGGCGTACCGATGCACGTCGAATGCTCCCGCATTCCCGAGCTGGCCGACGAGCCCGATTTCTTCGAGGCGGTCTGCGAGGTTGAAGACATCAAGGCCGGCAACGCGGTGCAGATGATCCGCCGCGAACTGCGCTACGAGACGACGCGCGAGGGCAATCTCTACGATCGGCCGCACTATGCGACGATCGCGCAAAGCAAGGCGTACCGAAACGGCGTGCTCGCGCTGATCCCGCAGGACGTGCAGATCCAGTGGAAGCTGCAGCAGCTCGCGCTGGGAAAAGATGAGGTTATCACCGGCAGCGTAATCGAGGAGAAGCGCGTCGGTGTCCTGCAGTTCGCCGCCCGCAAGGGCATCCCGCTCGACCGGCGCGCGATCGAAGCCCTGACCATCGAGCAGATCACCGGGCTGTCGGAGGCGGTGCGCGGCGAGGGCCTGGACCAATTCCGTGCGTCTGCTCAGGCGCTCGGCATCGTGCAGACCAGGCCGAGCGAGCAGACGCATCCCGGCCTGGTCATGACGGCGAGCTCGCGGGCACCTTCGGCGCAATCCGGCGGAAATGCCGAACCGCGGCAGCCCCGCCAGGACGTCCAGCAGCAGGCGGCTGCCACCGACGGACCTCCGGCCGGGCATCCCGCCAACGGACCGGCAGAGCCTTCGGCTCCGCAGCAGACCCAGCAACAGCCCACCAACAACGCGCAGCCCAGCGCCGGTCAGCAGCCTCAACAGCCGGCCCCGACCTTCGAGGCTTACGTCGTGGACGAGTTCGGCGAGCTGCAGATGGACGGTGACCGCACTGCCTACTACCGCGATCCCGTCGTGTTCGCCCGGAGTTTCGTCAACCGTGCCATGACGATCGGCAACCTGCCGACGTTCCTGGAGAACAATGCCGATGCCATCGAGGACGCCCGCAAGGCCAACCCCGAGGCGGCGAAGATCCTGACCGAACTGGACGCGCTGGTGAAGCCACGGCCGGCCGACGGCGCCGGACAGCAGCAGGCCCCGCAGCAAACCCAGGAGAAGGTGTCGCGCTGCGTCCAGTTGCCGCAGAAGGGCAACCGGTTCGATCTCGCCGGCTACCTCGTGGCCCTGAAGGCGTCGGCCGACCAGATCACGGATCTCGATGACCTCACAGCCTGGTGGACCGAGCAGGAGCCGGTGCGCGCCAAGCTGCCCAGCGTGACGAAGCACGGGGCCGAGCACATCCTCGCCGATCGCCGCAGCGCGCTCTCGGCGCCGCAGCAGCCCCAGGGCGCCGGGCAGCAACAGGCCCAGCAGCAGCAGCCCGCGGCACCGCAGCCGTCGGGCCCGGACTGGAACGTCATGGCCCAGGGCATGCTGTCCGACATCCGGGCCTGCAAGAAGCTCGGCGACCTGGACGACATCGAGAGCAACGTCGCGCACCAGTCGCAAATGCGGCGCCTGGAAGCGGCCGACGCCGGGCTGGCACAGCAGATCCGGGACGCCAAGCAGCATCGCCGTGCCGAGATCGCCGGGGGGAAGCCGTGAGCTACTCGGCGGCGTCGGTCTCCCCGGCCGACGCCTCGCCGCTGCACGGCGGGGATTGGACCGACGAGGAGAAGACGCGTCTCCGCGAACTGTGGAGCGGCCCCAGCTCGTCCGGTGCGATCGCGCTGCTGATGCACCGCTCGAAGAACGCGGTGGTCGGCATGGTGCACCGTCTCGGGCTGCCCGGCCGGCCATCGCCGATCAAGGGGCACCGTACAACTCCGGCCCAGCGACTCCCGCACAGCAAGCCGCCGGTGCTGACACTGCCGGTGCTGCCGAGCATGGTGCCGGTTGTCCCGGCCACAGTCGTCGCCCAGCGCGAGCGGCAGACGCCCACTCCGGAGCCGCCGCCGAAGCCGACCGTGTTCAAGCCGCGCGCCTGCGGTCTTTGCTGCTGGCCGGTCGGCGAGCCCGGCACTCGCGGCTTCCACTTCTGCGAGGCAGGAACACTGCCGGGCAAGCCGTACTGCGCCGAGCACGCGCGCCTCGCCTACGTGAAGGTCTGGCCTTTCGCCCAGGAGGTGTCGTGGGACGATGTTGCCCGCGAGGCCCGCCGGGTCGGCATCGTCGCCCGTTCGCCACAGCATGCCATCGCCCAGCTCAACGAACAGCGCCGCGCCAGGGGCGAGCCCGCGCTGCACGTCGATCCTGTCGCGGCGACGCATTGGATTGCTGCCGCATCGCCCGCTGTACAAGGAGGGCTTCCGGCATGACATCGCCTCTGACCATTGTCCGGACGATCGCCGCCCAGGCCGCGCAGCACGACCTCAGCTCGCGCCAGCTCGCGGTGTTCGCCGAGGTGTACTGCACCGGCGAACTGCTGAGCGTGAAGCACCTAGCCGAGCGGCTCGGCTGGCGCGCGAAGTCTCCCGTCACCCGCGCGCTGGACCGGCTTTGCGCGCTCAGCCTCGTGCGGCGCAAGATCGACCCGCGGGACCCCCGCATGATCCAGGTCATCAAGACCGATGACGGCAACCGCTACGTCGCAGTGCTGGAGCATGCCGTCGGCAAGGCGCTGTCGGCAGAGCCCGCGGCGGTACCGCAGAAGCGGGCCGCGTAGCCATGCTCCCTTGGATCAATCGCCACTTCGCCGGCTCCGCGGTCGCATTCGCGGTGGCGGTCGCTCTCATCGTCGCCGGCGTCATGCTGCTGGGAGAAGGAAGGTGATGAGTGACGATCTCGCGCAGGCGCGCAACCCGGAGCGGCGCACTGATCTACGGTGGGCGAGCGATGGAGCCGCGCCATCCGCACCCGAGACGGTTGACGCCCGCTACATCGTCAGCCGTCTGTCTGATGCTGGCCGGACGTTGCTCGCGCTCCCGGCCGGCCCTCACAACATCCACCTGCTGCACGCCTCTATGGAGGTCATGCGCATGGCGGTCGATGCCGCCGATGCGGATGCCGACCGCCTCCGCCCACGCCCTCCATCGGCAGGGTCGATCGACCTGATGGACGATGCGCTATCCTGGATCTCGCTCATTCCCCGTGACCGATATGTGCTGCGCCGGATCATCGGTTCCCGGTGCCTGGTTAGCCCGGTCACAGGGCGGCATCTGTATTCGTGGCGCCGACTGGGCACATTGCTTGGTGCTGACCACAAAGCCATCAAACGGTGGCACGACCAAGGCATCGACATGATCGTCCGGGCGCTGAACCGGCGCGGCACGAGGAACGGGTGATGGTCGATCGTCCCATCATCTTCAGCGCGCCCATGATCCGCGCGCTGTCTGCCGGCCGGAAAACGCAGACGCGCCGGCTGGCAATTCAGCAGGTGAGGCGCCGGGTTCGGGTTGGCGAGCCGACGGTCGTGATCGTTGAACGGCCGTCGCCATGGCAGAGGGTCAAGCCTGGGGATCGCCTGTGGGTGCGAGAGGAATGGCGGGTTGGTCGTCGCTGGGATGCGACCAAGCCACGCAATCTCCCTCCACGCGCCATGACAGTGATGTTCGATGCTGGCGGTTCCGTCGCGAATGAAGGTATTGGCAAGGGCTGGCCCAAGGGCCGGCGGCCTGAAGCGACCCGAAATTGGGAAGAGAGAACATGAGAAACAGGACTGACCCACTTGAGGCGCGCGCCCGGGAACTGGCGATGGCGGCCGGGAAGAACCCGGATGACCGTGTCACCGTTCCCGGTAAGCCGCGCGGCATGCCGACGTGGTGCCTGTACCGCGGCGATGCCCGCGTCGAGCAGAATGCCCGCGAGCAGTCTGCACTGGCAGCGGAGAACGCCAGTCTTCGCCCGCAGGCGCCGCAATACCAGGATGGCCCGCTTACCGTCCTCGGCGCACACGACTACGCCACCATCGAGCAGATGCGGAACTGCATGAAGGTCGGCAACGTCGTGGCCGGCGTGATCTGTGCTGATGGCCATCTCGGCTATGCGCAGCCCGTTGGCGGCGTCGTTGCCTATGAGCGGCAGGTTTCCATCTCTGGCGTGGGATTCGACATCGGCTGCGGCAACATGGCCGTACGGCTCGACGTTCCGTTCTCGACCATCGAGGATCGGGTCGGCGCGATCATGGCCGACATTGCGCACGTCGTCTCATTCGGCATCGGACGGCCGAACGGCGAGAGAGTCGAGCACGAGCTGCTGGACGATACCGAAGCGTGGGCGGCCTCCGGGATGGAGGAGTACCGGCCGAAGGCGGCGGCGCAGCTCGGCACGGTCGGTGGCGGCAACCACTACGTCGATCTGCTGCGCGACGAGAGCGGCCTGGTGTGGATTGGGGTCCATTTCGGCTCGCGTGGCCTCGGCCACACCACCGCGACGAAGTACTTGAAGCTGGCGGGAGGCAAGGACGGCATGAACGTTCCGCCCGCCATCGTGGACGAGGACTCCGACGTCGGGCGTGCCTACCTCGCCGCGATGAAGCTTGCCGGGCGCTACGCCTACGCCGGGCGGGAATGGGTGTGCGAGCGTGTCCGCCGGATCATTGGTGGAACCGTGACGGATACCGTGCACAACCACCACAACTATGCCTGGCGCGAGCGGCACGCCGATCGTGATCTCTGGGTTGTTCGCAAGGGCGCCACTCCCGCCTTCCCCGGCCAGCGTGGTTTCGTCGGTGGCTCCATGGGCGACGACGCCGTGATCCTTGAGGGCGTCGAGAGCGAGCAATCGAAGGCAGCGCTCTACTCCACGGTACACGGTGCCGGGCGCTTGTTCGGCAGGAAAGAAGCCAAGCGACGCTTCGCCCGGCCGGAGATGGACTCCTGGTTGCGCGAGCGCGGCGTCACGCTGATCGGCGGCGATCTCGACGAAAGCCCGATGGCCTATCGCCGGCTGCCGGATGTCCTGTCGGCGTGTGCCGACAGTGTCCGGGTGCTGCATACCCTGCGCCCGGTCGGCGTGGTCATGGCCGGGGAAGGCGAATTCGACCCCTGGAAGGACTGACGGCCTAGCGCTGCTCAGCGAGCTTCCCGATGGCCTGCCGCAATTCCGCGGCAGTTGGAAACAAGGGACATGAGAGTGTTTAACGACCAAGCGATCGAGGCCGAGATCAAGACCAAGGGACTGAATGCCCCGCGTCTATCTCCGGACAAGATCGACGCCGTGATCGTCGGCGAGGACTACCACGTCTTTCCCGACCCCCGCGAGCCGATTGCGGCTCGCGATCAGGTCTTAGGTGGTCGTGGGGGCAACCCCGCGGCCGTCATCGTGTCGGGACATCAGCCTCCGTCATGTCAGGGCCGCAGGCAGCCACGCACGATCGGAGCGCAGACCGCATCGTGCCCGGTAATGCCGTCATCAGCACCCGCATAGCGCAGGGACACCACATGCCAGTCTCGCAACGTTGCTATGGCGCGGCAGTCACCGGAGGTGCTCAGGGATGTGGACCCGGCGCCTGCCAGACTGATCGGCAGTGATACAGGCAGCAACGCCAAATCGGCGAGCGGCAACGCCATGCTGCGCGATGGTTCGACATAGCTCCACATCGCCACCGTCGTGCCGTCGCGGACGTCCGCCTTGTCGGGCGGCCCCATGCACTGCTCAAGGTCCGCGAGCGTGTGGCCTGGTGCCCATGTCCGGGCCTCGCGAGCCTGCTGCGCGCCGCAGGATGCCAGAAAGAGGCAAAAAATCAGCGCCAGCCGCATTTTCCCATTGACGTGCATTGGGGTGTCCTATATATAGGACGGCATAGAGCCGGTCACAGGACCGCTCGGAAGGTCAGCAAGGACCGCCGCCATGATGGATCAGAAAATTCTCGCCAAGTTCGTCGATCGGGCCGCCGACCGCGCCGACATGATCGACCGCGAGCCAGCCAGCCCGAAGCAGTGCTGGTTCCTGGCCGGCCTGATCGTGAAAGGCGGCGACGAGACACAGGCAAGCGAGTTCGTTCTGAACACCAGCCTTGTTCTCACGAAACGCATCGCTTCCGGCATGATCGATGGCTATCTGAGCACGCGGAGGGCCGCGTGATGGACGACTTCTCAAGTCCATGCACTGGCGATGTGGTCGCCGGCGATACGATCCGGTTCTCGGAGGGCGTATTCGGTGGCTCCTTTCGGCGCTCGCAGTTCCTGGGCGAGCGCCTCGTCGAGGCGCGGGTTATTCGTGAAAGCTACGGCGCCGACCGACAGCAACACACGTTCACGCTGGGGGTTCTGGCATCTTCCGGCGTCGAGCCGCTGGCGGCTGGAACGACGATCCGACGCAAGGGCCGGAACGTGTATCGAAACGGTACATGGCGCCAGCCCTGGCCAGATGAAGCCGCGCGGCGGCTGGTGGCCAGCGAGAAGCATGCTCGGGGCGATGTAGCGCGGGCCGTCCGGCAGGCGCGGCGGGAGGAATACGACGGATACTAACGAACTGCACGCCTGTGGCATGGCGCTCTACGGGCCCGAGTGGCAGTCGCCGCTTGCCCGCGCGCTGGGTGTGAACGCCCGCTCCATTCGATTCTGGGCGTCGGGTTCCCGGCCGATTCCGGAGGAGATTGCGGCAAAAATCCGCAACCTGATGGGCGTTGCCGATCCGCTCGACCTGGATCAGCGGCATCCGTTCGACGACTGGATTCTCGGCGATGGCGCGAGCGATAGGGAATACCTTATCCACACGCGTCGGCCGCGTTTCATCGCTCGCATCGCTGCGGATGACATGGAATCCGACGACGCTGCTGATCGCAGCAGCGGAGTGACTTTCCATGGCGGCGGAGATTCGGGCTACACGCTCTGCGAGATCGTCTGGATCGATGCCCCGCCGGGGGCGGGCGAGATGGTGCGTCTTATGGAAAGCGCGTGCGACGCGGTGGACGCGAGTGTCGAATAGCGTCCGTTACAGTACCAAAACGGAGAGTGCGAGAATGAGCCATCGTGCTGCCCACACGATTGTCCTGATGGCGACGGCAAAGCAGATGCCGGCGCGGACGTACACCCACCACGGCGACGGTGCGTTCGTAAACTGCAGCTCGCAATGATCGCGCTGGACAGCCCACGACAGGAACCAGCACATGACGCGTGCCCACCGCTTGCCCTGCCGATTTGCGACGGCGCAGCGCAGCGAGACGGTCTGGTTCGGCAGGCCGCCAGCGAGCGCGTTGATTTCCTCGTCCGTCATCACGCCGACGGTCTCGGCGTAACGCTAAATCTCGTTCATGCCGCAATCGCCCCCAGCGCCGCATCAAGCCCGTCGAAATCCAGGTGCGTGGGCGATACCGCCGAGGTGTTCAGCCAGTCGCGGTTGAGCAGCGCGTAGGCTTCTTCGCAGTACTTCTGCCAGAACGCCCACGTCATCCGCTGCACCGTGTCCCAGGTGATGCAGGCCAGGCCGTCCTGATCGTAGTCGGTCACCCATACGGCGTGACCGCCCCAAGTTCCGGGTGCGCTGCCGACGTCCCACACCGGCTGATTCTGGGCGCTATCGGGCAGCAGCAGCCCGACGTAGAGGCCGCCGAAGTGATAGATGGCCTCGCGCACGTCGGCGTCGTTGCCTGGTTGCAGCGCCGCCCACAGAGTCACGTCCTCGTCCTGCCGCCCAATGTCCCAACCATGCCGCGACCAAGCGCCGAGCACGTCGGTCTCGACGGCACCCTGGTCGGTCGCCGGCTTGCCGGGCCGATAGCCGGATTGGCCGTAGCGCGCCTCGACGATGGCGTCGGCCACGCGCCAGAGCGCGCCGTTCGCGGCGGTCCACGTCTGGATCGCGTTCGCCGCTGCCGCAATGGTGCAGTCGCCGATGGCGTCGTTGAGGTGCATTCCCCATTCGGAGATAATGCCGCTGCGCTTGCACGTAGGCGGCGGAGGCGGCAGCGCACGCCGCCGGAAGTCCGCCAGCTTCGGCACGATCATGCCTGCGTGAGGCGGCCGACGGCCGAGCTTGACGAGACGATGATCAGGAAAATCAAGCATCAACGTCTCCTTTGCCGGCTGATTTTTTCAACTCGTACAACACGATCTCCAGCGGCTCCCCGCTCCACCGCCAGATGCGATACCCGCTAGGAGTCCCCGGAGTAATCGCCCAAGTGCAGTGATCCTGGGTCGAGCCGACGAGTCGTCCCGCCATAGTCAAAAGCGTGCATGCGATGCGAGCCAACCATCCCCACGGCTTGCCACCGTCCTTGCGGCACCATGCAGTACGTTGCGATACAGTTTCGTATGGCGCCCCCAGCAAAACGGTATTCAATGCCTCGTCGTCCAGGATCAGCGCGTTGATGCCAAACCTTCGGTCGATCAGGGTTAGGAACGCCGCCGCGACGGTCCACGCCGCCAGAATCGGCACGATAATAACCCCGACTAGCAGAACGAATAGAGCAAGCACTACGTGGTCAAGAATGTTTTTCAACGCGGGCATGCCCTTACCAGCGCCCAGCACGCAGCGTCCCCTCCACTGATGCCTCGCGATTTTCCAGAGTAGACAAATTTTGTGATTCTTCCGGCCGCCATCCGCATACTGCCGCTCCGTGCTTGTCATGCGCCAGCACCTGCCGTACCAAGCCGGGAGACATCGCCCCGATATCCGACGCCGCAGGTCGGATCGGTTCCCATCCGGCGCACGGGTCGGGACAGCTAGCGACTACGGCTGGCCCAGTTGAACAACTCGCGGCGATCGGCAGTATCGCTAGCAGCAGCCACCGCGTCATCGGTCTTCTCCCTATCCTCCAGAGCGACCACCGTCGCGGTGGTCTGCGCTTGCTTGTCCACTGCGCTCTGTGCCGCGTCGCCGGCACGATACCCGGCGAGGTAGAGCAGGAACGCCTTGATTTTGGCCCAAAGCGTGAGCATCAATGCCCGGCCGGGAGGCCAACGGCGCGGAACATGGCGGCCTCGGACATCGGAGCCGTCGCGGGAGCCTTGACCGAGCTGACGGACGAGATCAGTGATTGCAGCAAATTGTATGCGGTAGCCACTGCGTTGATCACGGTGGCGACGGTGGATGCGTCAGCCGATGACAGCTTAGCTTCGATCGGTGCGACGCTCTCCTGCATATCGGTCAGGACCGTGCCGACATCGGCGAGCACGGAGTCGAATGCCGCCTTGGCGCCGGTGCCGTCGTAGGTGAAGGTCAGGCTGCCGCTGGTGGCTGTGTCGAGCGCCTTGAGCGTGCCAGCCAGCGCCGTGCTGGCGGCATTGATGATCACGATGGCGGGGGCGCCGATGACGGACGCGACCGCTGCGATGGACAGCATCGTCGCGACAGCGGAAATTCCGACCTGAGCGTAGGAGTCCACGGTCTTGGTGTTGATCGTGACGGTGGTCACGCCATTGGTCGTGGTGGTGGTGCATGCCGCGAGACCGGCGGCTGTCAGGATCGCGGCGGTAGAGATGCCCCCGAGGCCGCGGCGAGAGAGGTTCATGAATTTTGTCCTTTGATGGTTTCAGCAATCTTCGTCTGGCCGACGACGAGTTCAGTATGGTTTTCTGCCGACACTGCATCGACGTGAGTATCGCGGGCGACTTGAGTCGTCTGCGCAGTCTTGATAGCCTGAACGTCGTGCGCAACGGCCGCAATGTCCGCCATGATGCTAGACGCAGCAGCCCAATTTTTTGTCGCCACGGCGGCAATCATGTCGCCGGCCAACTTGTTCATGTCGGCCTGGGTAGTCGGCGCCTCCGGCAGCACCATGGCGATGGCGCCGAAAACTGCCGCCGCAACCCCATGCGCCATTATAGCGTTGCCGTTCACCAGATAGGTGACAACGCCGGCGGCAGTGCCGACGAAAAGACTGATACCGATGATGGTAGAGGGCTGCTGCACCCACGTTTTGAAACTCAATGGATTCTCCTGTTGTTTCAAGTTTGAGACACGGCACCGATCGGAGCGATAGAAGCCGCTGCGGCCAATTTGATCGCCAGTGCTGTGCAGATGTTTAGGCGGGCAAGCCAACCATTGCCATCCTCCGGGAATTTCCGATCACTGCGGTAATCGGCTTCCATCTTGTTGCGAATCTTGATAATGGACTGCCCTGGGGTTCCAAATCCCCTGAGCGCCAGAAGTGTGATCGGACCAATTTTCCCATCCACTCGGACGTCCAACATTCTCTGCAAGAGTATCGCGGCTGTCTCAGGACCGGCGTTGAGGGCGTGATCCGACAGCAGCACGTCCACGCCTGCCGGAAGGCCATCTCCGTTCACCACATTCCAGTAGTTCTCGTGAGAAATCTCCTTGATTTCTGACAGCCGAAGAAGATCGCGCATGTCGTCGGCGGTTAGGGTCTGGTCGTGACGCCAATCGCGCCATTCAGACAACTCGATGCCACGCCACGTCGGATTTTCCCGCGAGGGATCGTCGGCATTGAAGCCCCCCTCCTTGCCTCCTGGTGAGGTTTCGCTGACGCCGAATGCAAATTCACACCATGGATCAAACGATGATGCCGCCATATCACCCCTCCACCAGTTCTTCGGGCACGACGCCCGGTGTCATCGGAATAATTGGCAGGCGCCGACCTGCAAAGAACTTGCGTTCTTCCTCCATCCCGAACGAAATATCCCAACAAGATGCTCGCAACTGGATCATGCCGCATGCGCACTCCATCATCGGCGCGTCGGCGTTCAGCCAAATGGCGTGCGAATAGGGGTCGATGTGGCCGTGTTCGGCGATAGGATGACTGTGGGCGATCGGCGAATAGACCTTGACTCCGGCCACGAGAAGACGAGCGGCTTCCTGGCATGCCTGTTCGGCAGCGAGGATGCTGACGATCTCATCGAGGCTCGCGTCGTCAGTTTGTACATCTGGTGGCGTGTAGTCCCGCTGTGTGCCGTCTCGGGGCGCATCGGCCGCGCCCGTCAGCCCCCGCGCTTCGGCCGCCCGCCATCGCCGCAGCACTGCGTCGGGTTTCATCCCGAGTGCCGCCGCCGCCGCCCACACGGCTGATCTGTGGCCGGCGTGGACCCGTCCGCCCGGCGGCACGGCGCCCTGTGCCGCGGCATCCTGAACGGCTGCCACAGTGCGATGTAGTTCGGCGGCGGATAGGGGATGAGTTGCCATCAGGGGGGGGGCCCAAACCGATCACGGAGACGCTGGCGGCCCTCCGTTCTGGTGTCTCGCTCACGGCCTGAGCACTCCCGCGTGGAAAAGAATCAGCGTCACCAGTCCCCCGACCAGCGCAGGGACTACCCACGTCGCGAGTCGATTCGCGAACCCAAGCGCGCCCTGCCCACGCGCAAGTCGCATAGCAATATCAGTGGTTTGCGTCGCAAGTTCCTTGAACTTTTCGGAAACTCCCTCGAAACCCCGATCAAGTTTTGTCTCAATGGTATCTATTC